TCCCAAATGCAACGTCAAGCGTTACTCTTTTGGAGGTAGCAGCATGACGCTCACTAAGATTAACGCTCTGCAATCCCTCCGCCCCGGCGCTGAGTGGGTGCTTCGTGGCGATGAGCTGGAGTGGCTTAGCCCCGACATCCCTCAGCCCACCGAAGCCGAGATTCAAGCCGAGCTGGATCGCCTCATCGCTGATCAGCCCCGCAAGAAAGCACAGGCCGCACGAGCCGCCGCCTACGCCAGTGAATCCGACCCGCTGTTCTTCAAAGCGCAGCGCGGCGAGGCAACCATCGAAGAGTGGCAGTCTACTGTCGCTGACATTCGTGCTCGCTTTCCCTACCCCACGGAGGTTGAATCATGAGCACGCTCAAAGTTAACTCCATCGAGTCCAGCAGTGGTGGTGGCGTCAACATCATTAAGGGCTTCAATCGCCGCCCAGCGCTTCATCGTGGTCCGTTATTTACGAAAACAACTGCTACCACACTTAGCGTGGTTGCCGACTGCTCACTCAACGGTTTCCATTACGGTTCCGCCACGGCTGTGACGATGGGCACGCATACCAATAACACGGATATGGCTATCTGGCAGCACCCGACCAGTGGGGCATTAGTTAGTGACGCGAGTTTCACTACGGCACCAGCAGGAGCTACGGGTGGCTCAATCGTTGCCGGCTATCACTACATCCCCAGCGGTCGCCCTACAGCAGTGAATAGCGGCAGCCCAACTGCTAGTGCTGAGATTTTGGAGTACAGCATCTGGGATTTGACCTGGCGACCTGAGTGTCCTGACCCTCGTGGGATGGCAAACATTGATGGTCGGTTCTGGTGCGACCTTTACCTATGCGGCTCCACCAGCTTCGCAGGCACGACTTTCAGTGCCGTTCAATCCAGCAAGATTGGCCTCACTATCGCTGATAACAACAGCCCACCTTTAATCCCTAGCTTCTACGGCGGCAATGGCAGTACGGCTTACACCCTGACCAGCGGCAACCATCCTGGTAGCTGGTATAACTTCTTTGAAGTGGCACACAGCTTTGGCAAGCGGCTGATGTTCAGCTGGGAGTTCCAAGCCGCCGCATTTGGTGCGCCTGAAGCCGGCAGCCGTGGCTCTGATCCCGGCACGGTGATCTGGGAGCGGCAAAGCAAATGGGGTTTGGCACAGGCCACAGGGACGCTAATGATCTGGGGCATTGAGCGCGTTGGTATCTGGACCAGCGGCAGCAACTCCAACACAGGTGGTCGAGGCACGGAATTTGCCGACGCCCCTCGCGCCGTCCTTCTGGGTGGCGCCTGGAACAACGGAGCTGATTCCGGGTCTCGGTTCGCCAACTGGATCGCCGTTCCCTCGGAATTTGGCAGCGCCATGTCGGCGCGTTTTGCTGCCGGGCACCTTATCTGCGGATAGTCACCATGACATTTATCAACACTGCTACCGATCTTGCGGCAACAGAAGCTAGCCCTGAGCGCATTGCGTTCTTACAGAACCTGCTGAACGATTACACCATCTTTGATGATGCGGAGTATCCCGAGGGCTACGACCGTCAGTTGCAGCCCGGTGACGAAGGTTATGTGGTCCCGGTGCTGCGGCAGGAATGGAACGCTGGGGCAGCAGCAGCTTGGGGATTTGACAGCCGTGAGGCGATTGAGGCGGTGCTCTAATGCCGGTCAAGTCAAAAACCGCGCTAGGGCGCATATTGACGCGGCTGCCAGTCCTGACGAGATCAAAGCAGCTCTTGGTCTTGATTAGTTCCAGCCACTACGATGGTTGCGTAGAGCCTGAGCCCCTGTTGCGTCCCTGAGGCGCATCACGCTCAGGCCATCCATTTGCAAGTATCCCCTGCGACGACAGCAATGTCTGAGCTTCCCTTCATCTACGTCTGCAGCCACGCCGGCAAGATCGGCAATTTTCGCTGGGTCAACACGGACACCTGCTGGCGCGGCTACTGGGGACGCTGCGGCTACGTTGATCCATGCCCTGACGAAGACAAGGAAGGAAGCGTGCCGCTGCCATAATCGCCGATACATTAGTAAAACGCCCTTAACTTCTTACAGGTGGCCGTCAAATCCAAGCAAGGCGTCAAGGCGATCGAGCACCAGCCCGGTCCTCCCAAAAAGACCCGCCAAGGCCGTTCACTCCACACCCACCTTGGAGCGTCCAGCCGCAACGGCCGCAAAAAGCGGTATCGCGGCCAGGGCAGGTAGCTACAATAGAGAAGTAGCTTCCGGCCGGCCGTGGTTGAAATTTTTGCAGCCTTGGTTGGCTCAGGCGTAACTATCGCCGCCATGGGAGTTGGCGGCGGAATAAAAGGCAACAACGCCAATAGAGAAACGGTCACTCGTCTCACAGTCGCCGTCGAAAATATCGCCGAAAAATTGGAAGAACTCCACGTCGACATCAAAGCTGACCGCCGCGAAATGTTCAACCGCCTCAATGGCCTGGAGCAGCGCGTAACTAAGCTGGAAGCAAAAATTTGAGCCTAGAACGGTGTCTTCCAACGTCGTCAACACCATCGACCTCGGCCAAGGCTTCATCATCGAGCAACTCGAAAACGAGTTCGGCCACATGTATTACCGCATGTGCAAAGGCAGTATTTGCCGTTACGCCGAAGACGAGTACATCGCCTATATGTACGCCGAAAACGCCGGCTGGAACAAGTTCATTTACTGATCCAAAGTTTGATCGCATCTTCCAGATGTGGCTCCCAGAACTCCTGCATCCTGAACCAGTCGAGCCAATCCTCCACCGACCCCTTCCTCATGTTGCAGCTGTAACAGCACGCCACCAGGTTGGAGCGCCTCGTCTTCCCGCCCTTCGACTTGGGGCGTATATGGTCAAGTGTGCCTGATCGCCCGAGTGGTTCTCGGCAATACGCGCACTTATTTCCCCAAAAATTCAAAATGTGTTCCCTAAAACGGGCTTTTGCTTCCCGCTTATTGAAAAATTCCGTGCCATCTATGTGATTGTCCATGCAGGCACACGGTTAAATGAAATGTAGCGATTACTGCACACCCGGCACGTGACACGGCTTACCAAACGCTCTAGACTTACACAAAGCACTTCTCTGCTTCTATGGACTTCATCAATCACCCAGTCTTCTGGATCGTAGTCGCTGCAGCTTCCGAGCTGATCGCCCTGAGCCCCTTAAAGAGCAACAGCATCGTGCAACTGGTGTTCCAGGTTCTGCAACTGCTGAAAGCAAAAAAGCTCTGATCGCCTTCGACAGTGTCGGGTGGAATAAACGTATCGGGCAGTACGCCGAACGGCGAAAAAACGAAGCGTTTACCTCCACCCGCATCGACGAAGCCGAAACCACCTGGCACGCCACCCAGCCCTCCAATATCCCGCCACCAGTCGTGGTGGATCACCCCATCGACGACACCCTTCAGACTGGAGAGAGCCGTTTACTAGGCGGCGCTCTATCAATCCACGCCCCCTGGAGCCGTGAGCAACCCGATCCGCCTAATTGATCTATTCCGCTACTACAAGGGGCTGCCACATCAAATGGCGGCCATCACTGAGCTGGAATTTGCGATCAACAAGGCGAATCCCCATCTCCTCGGCCGCAACCAGAGCTGGTTCAAAACCTGGAGCGTCTCCGGCAAACAGGCCAACCCCAACGAGCACCAGCGCAACGACGATGCCACCAGCATCAGCCTAAAAGTCCCGTATGAGTACCAGCTAGACAACGGCCCCACCGGCTACCGCGAGTGCTTCAGTTCCAGTTGCGCGATGGTTGCTCGCTACTGGGGCAAGATCAGCGGCGACCACGAATACAACCGAATCCGCCGCCAATTCGGCGACACCACCGACCCCAAAGCCCAAATCCTGGCACTGAAAGCCCTCGGCCTCCGCGCCACCTTTGAGATGGAAGGCACCGTCGAGGACCTGGAAAACGAAATCCGCGCCGGTTTCCCTACCCCCGTCGGTTGGCTCCACAAAGGTTCCGCCTCCCAGCCCACCGGCGGCGGCCACTGGAGCGTCATCACCGGCTTCACGCCAACCCACTTCATCCACAACGACCCCAACGGCCAAGCGGACATCGTGGCCGGCGGTTACAGCAACAACAAGGGCGGCGCCAGCATCGCCTATTCCCGCGCCAACTGGCTAAAACGCTGGCTCGTCGACGGCCCTGACTCGGGCTGGTACCTGAAAATCCGCCCCAACTGACATGCGCCCGATCGAACAGTCCGTCGAGCACCAGCTCACCCAAAACGCCCAAGACCGCTGGCTCCGCCAACGCTACGAAGACAAGGACTGGAACGGCCTCCTCGAAGCCGCCCTTCTCCTCAACACGCTTTACCACATGGAGCGCACCAAGGTGAGCTGGGCCATCCACGAAGCCGCCGACAACCTATCCGACATCTGCGGCTACGACCGCGACTGAGCCAGCCCGCTGTACAGCATGTACATCGGGTGGGACGGCTGATCCCGCCCATCTTCGACGTACATCCGCTCCAGCTCATCCTGGCGCGTTTGCTGCCGGATCACATCCTGCACAGCAACACGGCGCAGGGTGTCAACGCTATCAGTCATCAGCTTTCTGCCTCTGCAGGTGACGTTTTTTAAGTAGCCCCGGACTGGTGTGAGACCGCGCCAGCTCAACCTTGGCTGCCGGCTCGGGCACCTCAATCCGAGACCCTTTGTATCGAAACTTAGCCCAGTGAATTGCATCCTGGAGCGACCGGGCTTTTACTAAGTCCCGCATCGGCCCCTGCCCCGGCAACCACACCAACAACTCGAAATACTGCTCTTGAGGGGTCATATCAGTCTGCGGCGAGCGCCCAACTTTTTGGGTAGTGGGGCTCAGTAACGCTGTGGACACTAGCAAAAGCACCAAGAGATTCAGCGACAATTCGCGCCGCCTCGACAGCCCGCTCATACGTCACCCACGATCCAGCATCCTCCCGATTCGGCGTCAACCCAATCCCATTGCTGGTACGGTCGTACACCGCCGTGACGTACAGATTGTCTGCACACACCACAAACCTGGTCATCGCTTTTCGATGAACTACTGTCACACACTAACCCAAGCCTTCAACAAGCCCCAGACTTATTAACGATTGTGACTGAGTCTTATGAGTCTTGCGATACAACTCCTTCTTATTGCCTGGAACGCTGCCGCCCTTCCACTCGCCGCTTCACCGACTCCGCCCACGCTGCGTGATCCGCTGCTTCCGCCGCCTTGTACTCCGACGACGGCAGCATCCGCTCCAGCATCGTGTATACCATCTCCCGCATCAGCGACGTGGTGCGCTTGCCTTCTTTCGCCGCCAGCTTTTCGACCAGCGCATAACGATGCCGATCCACCAGCAACTGGCAGTAATACTTCTGTCCGTGCTTCAGCGGCATAACCGACTGTCTACTCTGCTACACAATAGCACTACCATCGGGCTGGAGCATCGACGTACTTGCGCCAGCCATTGGCCTGAGCCATCCGCGCCCCACCCCGCTGCTTGGCACACCCAGCCCGAATCCCCCTCGCCCACTCCAAAAAGGCGGCTGCCCTGTGCAAATCCGCCGTCTTCGCCCGCCGAATCTCGTCATACAACCACTGGAGCACCAGCTCCCTGCCCGTCTTCGGCGTTGGACTCATGAGACTCACCCTGCTACCAATCGCCCTCCTTCGTCAGTCTGACGATCCGCAACCCCGGCCACAACTCCCGAATCGTGTGGTGCGCGTGGGTCATGCTGTCAGCCATGATCGTGGCTTTCTGCACTAACCCGCCCGGCGTACGCAATAACGCCACGTAATTCGTTGGTGCGTACCTCACTTTGCCTCCACCCACGAATCGCCGACCTTAGCCTCGGCCAACGCGGGGACCTCACCCAACCACTCAGCCTCGGCCTCCTCCATGATGGCGGTCAACTGAAGCGCCCAGGTTTCAGCGTGCTCTTCACGAACAAGAAGAATAACTTCGTCATGAACGACACCCGCGAGGCACACCACTTCCTCACCATCGGCCTTCAGCGATGGCCATAACTTTCCAAGCGTCCGTTTCAGTACAGCAGCACCAGCCCCCTGGATTGGGGTGTTAGATCGAACTGTCAGTGAATTGTGGTCGCCCGGAAGAAACCGCCTGAGCCCGGAATGGCGAATCCTGATCGCGGCATTGTCCTTAGCCGCATCAGCCAATCGAGCATTTTGGCGTTGCCACCCGCTAATTCCTTTATACGCAGCGTGGAACTTTGCTCGGATTTCTGCAGCTTCATCAAGATCCATTTGTATCCCCATTCCTGCTGCATAATTTCGTAATCCTCGGGCTCCCGATCCATACAACAAACCGAAGTTCGCAGATTTACTAACTTGGCGCATATCTTTGGTGACTTGATCTTTAGTAACGCCATAAATCTGCATTGCGGTGAGTGTGTGCAAGTCCATGCCCTGCTGGAACGCTTGGATCATGAGAGGATCTTCGGCCTCGGCGGCTGCCAGCCGTAGCTCCATCTGGGCGTAGTCCGCAACTACCAGTTTCCACCCGGCCGGCGCCTGCACACACGCCCTAAACCTTGAATCTCTTGGTATTTGCTGGAGGTTCGGCGTCAGACACGACATGCGCCCAGTATCCGCCCCAAGCTGCATGTAACTGGCACGAATAAACCCGTTCTCGCCCAAATGTTTAAGAAGTGCTTCAACCATTTGACGCCGCTTCTCCACCCGTTTCCACGCCAGGTAATCCGCCACAACTTTGTGGTCCCCGGCATACTCCCGCAACGCCGCCCTGCTGGCACTCGCCTTACCGTCAGATCCCAAGGGCTGCTTACCAAGCAATGCCGTAAACACCGCCAGTAGCTGCTTGGGACTGTTCAGGTTGAAGCCCGCCTCCAGTTTGTTACCGGCCCGCACCGACCCTGTTGCTTTTGTTCTCAAGTTGAGGCTGCCATCCGGGTCCCGAGGTAGCTTGCAATCATCCGGCAACGCGGTGTCCAGTGCCTCGACAAACTCCGCCCCAAGGCGAGCATGATCGTCCTGCAAATCCTGCTGGAGCTTTTCGAGTGAACTGCGATCAAACGGCAGGCCGGTTCGCCAAAGCTGCGCCATCGCCGGCAACGCCTTGCACTCCAGAAACCACGCCCGATGCAGATTGCCCTCAGCCATCCGCTGATTGATCGGCCCATCCAACTGGGTCAACAACTTCACGTCATACGCTGCATACTCCAACTGGCTCGGCGTCAGATCCTGGCTCCAGTCACTCTTCTGCTCCTCTTTGGAGATGTCGAGCTGCAGATACCGTTTGACCACGTGCTGCAGGCCATGCTTCACGTTCGGCAGCCCGTTCGTCAAGATCCTGCTGGCCAGCATGGTGCATAGCACCTCCCCCTCGGGATAAAGCTCGTGCTCCTGCAACCATCCCAGGTCAAACACCGCATTGTGCGCCAGCCAATACCGCTTGACCGCGAAGAACTCCTCCAACTCAACCCAGTGGTGATCTTCGATGTCCCAGCAGTCAATGACGACTGGCTCACGATCCAATGCCGCTAACTGCAATAACCGCAAACCGCCAAATTTCGGCTGGAGCCCAGTCGTCTCACAGTCAAACGCCACCGTCGTGGCATTGAACATCGTGTGCAAATGCTCGATGCCATAAAGAAAACGTGCATTTGCCATCAGCTGTGCATCTCCACGTGCTGAGCGCGCGCAACTTCGTGAGTCTCACTCTGAGACACAGGAGACTCACCGCCACTGTTATCCCAGAGATACTGCGGCGTTGGATCGTATTCGATGCACTCGATGCAACGATCCAGGATCGGCAGAAGCTCGTCCTCGATCACAGCAAACAAATCCATCGGAATATGCGCGTCCTGCATAGGCCGCATTTCGTCGCGCATAACCACGACGTGGAGCCGTCGCTGGAAATCCGCGATCAGCGTAGAAACCTTGTCAAAGTCGTTCATGATGCCTGGTGGGGCGACTACTTCAGTAATGTAGCACAGTAGCCCGGCTAGAGTCGCCGGAACAAGTAACAATCCGTAGCAAAGTCATCACCCGCATCCGGGAAACCGAAATCGCAACCACGCTCACTACGCCAGTGAGCACACGCCACACACAACAACACATCCGTCTGCGCCTGGAGCTTCCCCTCAAGCACAAGCCGTTTGTAGACGTCTTGGTAGCTGTTATTCGCCTTGATGTTGCGGATCGCCTCAGAGGACACCCCAAATCTCCGCGCCAACGCCGCCAACGACTCGGTCGACAACAAAACCTCTTCGACCTCGTTGATCTTGAGCTGGCGCCTAGACGGCTGCTTTGGTAGCAAAGTGCTATCAATTTCAAACCCTGGAGCGGACGGCTCTTCAAACGCCGTCCACCGCTCGCGGCAAGTCAGGCATTTGTACCGACGGCGCCGAACACCATCACTACGCAACCGACTCTCCAGGACATAGACATCATCACTCTGACAACTGGGACAGCTCATCTCCGATCTCGTGGAAGGCTTCAGCAATGGTCTGGTGGTGGAACCCGCAGGCTGCCAGAAACTCGCCAAACACCGATACCACCTCACTGGCGAGGATGCCGCGAGTCTTGACCGACAGCGACGTATTGATCTCTGCGCTTTCGTCGAAGCGCATCATCTCAAACTTGTACTGGTCAGACATCGCGGTACTCCTCTGATTCGAGTTTGGCAACCAGCCGCTCCAAATACCAGCGCGCTTTCCGCGCATCCTGGAGCGCATTTTCCTTCAGCCACAACCGACTGATGTACTTGATGACCTGCCACTGCAGGCCACCAACCACAGCATCTGGCGCAGCCTCGACCCAGTCCTCAATAACGTCGATCACCTCGACGCGCCCCCGCGTGTAGTGCGGGGGCTGATTCACTAGATCGCTCATGCATGGAGCGTCAACGCTGCCGGCTGCTGGAGCTGGACATGCTTCCATGTCTTGCCCCACTTGATGCAGTTGATCGTGGTGAGATGCACCTTGTAGTCCTTGCTAATTGCAGTAGACCCTTCACCCGCCGCCAATCTGCGCTTGATCTCCAATACCTGGTTGGCGTTCAGCGCATTGTGCCCCCTCTTGCGGCGAGACGCACGAGTCTTAACTTGAGACTCCCGTTGCTTACGTGGGGCGGGGGTAGCAGGCTTGCTACTAGCGACCTCGAAGTTGACGGTCTGGGACGACTCCATGATGGAGCGGAGTTCGCCGAGCTGCTCTTCGATGGTCTTGATACTGTCGGAGAGAAGACGGACTTGTGTGTCAGAGAGAATGGTGAGCATAGTGCTGAGAAAAGCGTTGTTAGTGTACTACCCAACAGAGGGTGTGTGGGCATTGTGCGGATGCTGCGCGTGGATTTGCAGCAATGTCGCCGCAGGCAGCTTGAAGATCTCGTGGAACGCCAAGCGTGCCAGCAGCTCGCGGTTGATCGACTCGCTTTCGTCAAAGGCATCGACGAGGCGAGCGATGAGCTGGGCCGCAGTCTGTGGTGCGACCCAGGTTTTATCGCCGGGAATCGGCTCAGTCCCGTAGTGCCAGTCGTCGTAAGACGGTTCGTTCCTAATCGTCCTGGCCGTCATCCTCCCAATTTGAGGCGTCAACGATCTCCCAGTTGGTGATGCGTTCGCTGAACAGTCGTCGGACTCCGGCATCGGTCGCTGGGATTACGTCGTCTTCACAAAGGTAGAAGGAGCCTCGGCACACAGCAGGACCCCACTCGGCCGGCTCTTCATAGCTTTGCTGGTGCGTGATGACCATCTGGTCAACAACGGCCTCGCACTCCACGCGACCACTGGGAAGGAAAGCAAGATCAAGGATTTCAATGATTTCAGACTCCATAGATCGGTTCCTCCTCAGTCTGACCAGCAACGAGGTCATCCATCCACTTGTCCCAGCTCATCTTCAAGAACTGCTCCAAGTCTTCGAGCTGCCGGAGCTGGTGCTCGTCATAGGTCGCCTTGAAGCCAGCTTGTTTGCTGCGCTCGATGGACTGCTCGATGTGATAGATACCCCACTTGACGGCGTAGTACCAGGCGCTGAGGTTGCCGTTGGGTAGGTTGGTAGTGGTTGCCATAGTCCTTTGGTAGTAGGTAAGTGATGGAGCAGCGAGCTGCCCCCTCGATCACTACCCTTGCACAGAACAAGCCACTTGCCTAGTAGGCCAGTTGTAAAACTTCACACTCCCGGCTGCGAAGCCTCCAGTTCGGCGGCGAGCACAGCGGCTGAGCGCAGCATGGTACTGAGACTCGTGGGACGCATTTCGCGCCAGCAGGCATAACGGATGGCCTGGCGGAATCCCATGGAGACGTTGCCGCCGCCCAGCTTCCTGGCAGCCTCGATCTCCTCGCGGGTCATCCTGATGTTGACCGTAAAGTTCCGCCCCTTGCCCTTGGCGCGGCGATCACTCTTTGTTGCGGGGGATTCCAAGGGCTTCAGGCGGATAGACGGACATGACGGACACGTCGGCTCCTTGGCGCAGAGCCTGCCCGACTGCATAGTGAAAAATCGTGTGGGCGTCGTCGCACTCCATGATCGAGAACTCGTCGACCTCGACCGGCCGGCCCTGCCGAAACCAGCTGGTACGCACCACGGCAAAAATATCGTCCGGGATAGGACCATTCGTCAGCGCCAGCGTGGGACGCCTGGGCGGTCTAGGCGGTCTCGGTTCAGTCTTGGACTTAGACACCGGATCCCTCCAAAGCAGCCAAGAGGCTGCCCGAAGCAGCCCCAGAAACAGGTTAGGCAATTTAGGCAATATCCTCATCGTTGAAATTTAGAAGCGTTCCACGGCGCTCTAAGTATCGAGCTTGATCTTCAGTTGTGCTTTTTTCAAATTCTCTTTTAAGCACCTGTTCTTTGAATTTACTTAAAAGTTCGGCATATTTTGGATGTCCAGGTGTATAAGCAGTTTTGTTAATATCCCAGGCAACTCGTATAGTTTTACAGTCGCCGCAATAAGTTAAAGGTGATTCTCTGATTTCGGTTTTTAACTCTATTGGTTCAGCCGTGTAGTTCTGAAAACGTGGATCGGCATTAAACATACGCGCATACAAAGCTGCAAATTTTGAAACAAAAAATTTTTTATTGAAAGTAGAACTTAGTTCTTCCGTTAATCCGTATATTCCGTATTTATTTATTGCGTGCATAACGTCTTGTCCTTGGATATTACCATTATACGGTGCTCTCCAGTTTAATTCTTGAATATCCCCGTGCAACAATGCGTACGCTGTATAAGCAAAAAAGTGATAATACTGAGGTTTGGGTGAATAAGTTTTTCCTTTTCGTGTAGTTGTTTTAGTTTCACCAGTTTTCGGATCAATTTCTACTTTTGTTTTATCCGGGTGACTGCAACCATAGATTTGCTTTAACAGATCAAACATTATACCTTTTCGATATTTTATTGCGATTTCGTAGTCATTTTCTTCTTTAATAGCTTCTAAACATTGTTTAGGAAGATTATTTAGATCCTGCACATAATCAGGGTCATACCATTCGGACTCCATGCGAACACGTACAGTGTCCACAAACTTTTGTGGATAAGGCATAATGAATTTGTGTTTCGGGGGAAACACCAAAGAAGGCCCCAGACCGGGGCCTTTTTTAGTGCTGCTACACAGTAGCATAAAAAGACGGACCGTTTTAATTTTTTAATCCCAGAACGCGGCAGCCTCCTCCAAGGTCGACTTGGTTACCGGTTCCACGGGCAAAACCCTATTCACACGGGGGTCACCGGAAAACTCGGAATCGCTTGCGGCGCAAGGTGTTTGAGTTTTCCGGTGGCTTTCGGAAAAGTCCCCTTTCGGAAAAGTTCCTGGCTCGTTCTGCGTCTCATGCGTCTCATCCGCCGTATCCGCTACCGCACCAGGGTCAGGACTTTTCCGAAACTGGACTTTTCCGGTACCTTTCGGAAAACTCAAATCCCGCTCCAGGGCAGGAGTTTCGAGTTTTCCGGTGGATTTACCCGAGTCCCCCCGCGTGAGAGAGATAAATCCTGGAACTTTTTCTGCCTTGGCGCAGTAGTACGCAGGCGGCCTCCCCTTGAAGCTCACCCCCTTAGGTGGATCGCACCGCTGAATCAGCTTCTGCTGCTCCAGCTTCTGCAGCGCGTACTCGTTGGCACGCGCTAGGTGGCTGTCACTGAACGCCTCGTTGGCGCAGATGTCCTTGATCGACCAGGGGCGCTGTTCGCTCCGCAGAAGGTCCAGCACGGCCTGTACGTGCTGTGAGGGGCTCGTATAAGCCCCTTCACGGGCCTTCAGGTGCCTGATCTGGTACGTGAAGTCCTTGAGCAGCCGGAACGTCATCTCCACGCCTTCCCGGTCGTCCCTGGACTTCTCCACGGTCACGATCCGACTCATGGGCATCAGACCGCGCTCAACGACCTCTTGCTGGGTCGCCTTTCGCATGTTCCAGGTCTCGTCCACAGCAGCCCTGATTGCGCTGGTACCCCGGAATGTCCCATTCTTGGTGTTGTGGTGTATCACAATAATGCTGCACGCATCAAAGTCGATCCCGTTTCGCCTGGCAAGTTTTTTCAGCGGCAATGCAAACTCCCGCCGATTTTCCTCGTAAGGGTTCGAGTCGTTACACCCGTCCAAGCTGTCAATAACAATCAAGTCGTACTTGTACTTTTTCTGGATGCGACAAAACTTCCGGTACCACATCATGTCCCACTCGCCGATCACATCCACATTGGCCGTCACCCCCAACTGCATGAACTGGCGCCGAACAATCCTCTCGTTCTGATCGCCGTTAAGCCACAACACCTTTGACTGCGGAACAGCGACCATCCCACCAAAACAATCGAAAGGCTTGCCCTGGGACAGATGCTTTGCAATCGTCTGGCACATCGCGGTTTTACCCGTGCCACCATCAGCATGGATAAGCAAGGTCCAAGGCTTCGGCAACAAACCCGGAATCAGATACTCAAACGGCGTTGCTTCCAAATCTTTTACCGCCACTGGTGCAAGATTTTTACTCCGCTCATACGCCATATCAGCGTCGAGCATCTTGTCAATCGCTTGCGCCCCCTGGGTACGTCCAGCCTTCAAAGCCAGCACATGCTTGGCTTGATCTAGCAGCGCCGGATTATCAATCTCGTCTTCAAGTTTGTACGCCTGTTCCAGAACTTCCTTTCCATCCAAATAGGAAGTTTCCCAACGCTGAATCCTTTCCTGCTCAACAATATGCAGCGTCTGGCGCGACAAATCTCCAAAACGTTCACGCTTCGGGTCATATTCATCGGCCAAAAAGATCAGCGACCCCAACCCTTTGTTGTTGGGACGTCCAACCCGTTGCAAGATGTGCGGCCATTTCGACTCGCAAGGATTTCCGTGGGTCCATTCATCTTCAAACGCTGGATCTTCCGAACTCCAAGCCGCCCAAAGCATCAAACCCTTTTCATTGGGCAGTGCCTCGGCAATCATTGCCCCGATCGACCACCAGTAATCCTCAGTACCCCTACCAAGGTGCGGCAACACCGAAAGGCAGTCTTTGATTAACCAGAAAATTTCATCCTCAGTCCGATTACCAAAGTCCAGCCCCTTGCGGTTCTTGATGATTCCTTGCCTTGGAGCGTCCGTCTCCTTGGCCGCCCGCATTTCCGCCAGCAACCATTCCGGCGCATCCGGGATGCTTTCCATATCTCCCTGGAGCGCGTAGAAGCCCGCAGGAGCCTTCCCGTCGCTACTACCGGGGTATTGCCCCGCAATCAGCCCTTGCATCCCCCACAGGACCTCGTAGCCCTGTCCTGTGACCTTCCCGCTGATGCCCTTGACCTTGGAGCGCTGCTCCTCCGGCACCCGGAAGATGAATTTCGCGGCGTTTTTCTTGGTCGAGACAATTTTCGGCGCCCCAATCAGCGAGTCTCCCCACTTCTTCTGGAGCGTCGCCAGGTTTGCGTCCACGTCGAGAATCACGAGACCGCCACTGCGAATCCCGGTAAACAGGCCAACCGCCTTGAAGTCCTCCGACCGCTGTTCAATCAGCAGAGCAACGTCAGCCGGCGACAAAACCTTGTGGTGCGCCCCTTCATAAGGCGCCTTCCCGGTTGAAATGTCCCCGTGCTTCCCGAACACCCGCCCCTTGGCGTAGATCGGCGCATAGGCAAAGCCCACCGGAAGCTGCCTGACAAACGCCAGCAGCTCTTGAGTCTCATGAGACACGTGCTAAACTCCTACAGTGAAAGTACGTTCCGTTCCCAGGGTTGCTGCCCCTGGGACGTTTTTTCACTCTAGCCACACGGTCAACCGCGTGCTAATGTGTTACACGTTGCCGGAAACGGCGACCATCCAACCCGCTAAAAAGCACCATGGGATTTCTTTCAAAGCAAGCCTCAGCCGCAGTTACCAGCTCTGGTTCAGGCGGTGGCTACCTCCAACTTTCCAAACTTGCCGACGGCGGCTCGGTCCGCTTCGCCCTGCTCTCCGACGAACCCCTTGAGGGCTTCGAGGTCTGGGGCACCAGCGCCGGCGCCCCCCCCAAGCCCTTCCGCTTCCCCGAAGAGCCTACCCCCGAGGACGTTGCCGTGGAACTCGGCGACTTCGAGCCCCGCGAAGGCCGTGGCGGCCCTGGCACGGTTGATGTGAAGTTTTTCATCGCCGTCCCGGTTTACAACTACGAGTCCGGCAAGGTCCAAGTCCTGCAGATCACCCAGAAGTCCATCCTCAAGGAGATTGACCAAATCTCCCAAATGGAGGACTACGAGGACCTGCTTGCCTGGGACTTCACGATCAGCAAGAAGGGCTCGGGCCTTACCACTGAGTACACGGTCCGCCCTGTCCCCCGCAAGAAGGGCAGCCAAGAGCACATCGACGCTGCTTGGCTGGAGTCCAAGTTCGAAGGCTTCGACATTTCACGCCTGATGAACGGCGGTAACCCCTTCAAGGCGGTGTGAGATGCAGTTTGACTTACTCGGAAAGAACTGCGGAGACTGCATCTTTTGGCGTTGCTTTGATGAATCAAATCAGCGAGGCGAATGTCGTAGACATGCTCCGCATCCTGTGGATACACCGTCTTGTCGCTCTGATAGACCAGTCAGATTTGTCTCTCAATGGCCTGTGACTTTTGCCACCCATTGGTGCGGCGAGTGGGACTACAAAACACTTAGATAAACATTAACCATCCCCGGCACCAGCTCCCCCACGCGCTGGATAAGACCGGGGCTTCATACCTGGGGCAAAGCAGAGGCGTAATGAGCCTCGTACCCGCGTTGCCGAAACACGCTTTCCACTGCTGGGACCAAGCGGTGGGTGACAGAAAGCCTCTGTTTCAGGAAGGTTCCCATCGAGGAGAACGAGTGGCTCCAGCCTGTACGAGGTCACATTCACTCGTTCTAAACACGGCGCTTGTAAGTCCCCCATCCCTTTTTTCATGGTATATTCATAGTGGGACAAACTATTCAAATGCCTTCCAATACGCAAGACACCTTAGCTGGCCTAAGGAAATGGCGACTGGAACGCGACGACACAGGCCCCCACCGGGTCTACCGCGACGGCAAAGGCAACGTTTATACCTCTGTTACACACATCCTCAAAGAGACCAGCGACCAAACAGGGCTGGTACGTTGGCAGGAAAGGCTTGGCGCCGTAGAGGCCAACAATCAGCGGAATGTGGCTGCCACACGCGGCAACATGGCCCACTCACAGGCCGAGTATCTCCTAAAGACTGCCCAGCAGCTGGCACGCTCCACCGCCAACAAACGCAACGCCATTCACTGGGACGATCAAGCCCTGGCTCGTATCCCCCCGAAGATCACGCAGTGGGCTCTAACCAAGGTCCGCCCCAATGTTCCCCGTGTTGGCTGGAGCGCCTCCGGCTACGCACGTGGCCTCAGCGACTGGATCGCCGAGAACGTCACGGAAATCTTCGCCTCGGAATTTTCCATTCACCACCCCGCCGGCTTTGCTGGAACGTGTGACGGCCTGGTATGCCTCAAGGGC